GGAGAGATTCGTGTGAAGATTCCCGCATTGCTGGGCGCTGATTCTGAAGTATCAATCTCTTATATTGGGCGCAAATCGCCTTGGATAGTACCCACTATTGGCGACCAGATAGTAGTAACGTCAGATGATACTAACTTAACTAATGTCTTTTGGGTACAGACTGACGGTACTACAGGTTCTCCCACTTCAGACCCTTTAAAAGCCAACATTGCCTCACCTACCTTTACTGGTACTGTTTCTGGTATAACAAAATCAATGGTTGGTCTAGGTTCTGTTGATAACACTGCTGATACTGCAAAACCTGTTTCTACCGCACAGCAAACAGCATTGAACTTAAAAGCAAACCTCGCCTCACCTACATTTACGGGGGGGAACATTACAGTTTCGGGTAGCGGAAACACCAGTATGACAGTTAATGCTGGCGCTGGTTCCTACGCAATGCAATACTTTGCAGTTAATGGTACAAATCAATGGCATTATGAAGTAACACCTTCGGGTCAATCATGGGCATTGGTTGAGTCTGGTGTTGCACAACGATTAACAGTTTCGGAAACTTCGGGCAACTTAAAACTTGAGACAGGTCAGGTAATTTCTCCTAACCAGTATTGTTACAACGGGGATGGTACTGGTCAAGCAGCAACTGCCTTTAATGGTGAATCAGTAAAACCAAATAATACATATTTTAATGTCGGTTCTTTATATAACGTAAGCAATGGTAGGTTTACTGTTCCCATAGCAGGATACGTTTTTTGTTCCTTTAACTCTCTTATCACTAGAAACTTAAACACTTCCCATGCCTATGTTGAGTTTCAAGTAGACGGTGTAAGAAAATCGGTAAGAAACCACACTATGTATGACATCGGTGGTTCGTACACAAACCTAAGCAACTCAGCCATTGTTTATTGCCCTGCTAATAGTTATGTAACATGCAATTTGTGGACACCACAAGCCAGTTCTTACGGAGACCAGTACGGTCTTGGTCTTACATTCAGGTTCTTAGGATAGGAAATTATGAACACATTTACAGTTACAATTACAGACGCAGAACTAAAGGCTTTAGCCTATGTTGCCTTAGACCCACAGGAGTGGATTGACAATGCAGTTCACGAGCGTTGCCGTGTAGCAATGGAGGAAATCTTTGTTGCAGAAGTAGCCCGAATGGTTGCTGACCCAACTACTACAACTATTCCAGCAGACCGTGAACAAGTAGTGCTAGACGCTGATATACAGAGTGCCGCCGAGCGCCAAGATGAACAACCTTTGCCACCAGTTAACTCCTGATAAACTATATACATGACAAGAAAATATTACCCCAGTTTTGACGGCAAAAAAGCACAGCCTGGGACTGAAAAACTCGCTGCGCTCTGTGCGGCTAGGTGGAAAACCAAGAATCTGGGGATTTATTCCCCAAGATTGATGAGAAATTCTCATACCGAAGGTAAGAAAATTGGTGACCCTGGTATGGAAAAGTATTTAAGTGTTCATGCTACTGGAGCCGCTGTAGACATCGGGTATGACGACCGCAAAGTTGGCGTTGCCATGTGGGACTGGTTTATCAAATATACTTTAGAACTTGGTATTGAAGAAATCCACGACTACGCCTTTGACAAAGATGCCAAAGATGGGAAACCTGGCTATGGAAGAGGCTTCAGGTGCTCAAGAGGAGAAAATTCTCAAGGCATAAAATTATTTACCGTTGACGATAATGCTGGTTCATTCGGGGGCAAGTGGTTGCATTTAGAACTATCTCCTGCAATGGCAAAAGATGCTGCAAAATTTGAAGCAGCATGGCGGGCACTCCCTAAGCCTGAGTAAGGTAAAATAGCCTTATGGCAGACAACTTCAGCGGGTACTACGCCGCTCAACGAGAAGAGAATAAGCGTCAACGTGAAGTTGGTGAACTTATTAAACAACGCCGTTTGCGTGAAGCCCGTGGCGAAGAACTATCTGAAGAAGAACAGCAAGCATACCAAGAGCAGTTTGAATCTCGTACTTTTGGTGCTTACCAAGTAACCCCACTTCCTAATAAGCCTGAAAACTACGGGCGTGGTCCAACTAAAAGTACTCGTGTTATTGCTCATAAGTTTGTACCAGGTTCTAGAAGTTCTGACCAAGCACTAGGTCGTGAAGTTATTAACTCTGGTACTGTCTATGTAAAGTTTGCAAGACCTTCTAAACAACAGGGTGGCGATGCAACCTATAAGTATACTAATGTACCTGTTGCTACCTACGATTCTTTTCGTGGTTCTAACTCAAAGGGCCGTTTTATCAACAGCCCGTTAAACACAAACAACCCACAAAGGGTTACTCCTGGTAGTGAAGAATATGAAAGATTTTGTTCTGATTTGTAAATAATATGAAAAAGTTAATTGGTTATGGCTCACTGAGCCTTTTTGTTGCATCATTCCTACTATCACCCGTAGCATTCATTCTTTGGGGTTCTCAAGGTATTTGGCTTTGTGTCATTACCGCTAATACATTTGGGCGCATTGTCTTAAAAGACACACTCAATACTCTGCAAGTTGTTGGTCCTGTTTATTGGATTACTCGTGATTATGTCCCTAAAGGCACACGCATTGCAAGTATTGGTTTTATGAAACAAATTGATGAACCATGGCGTGTAGGTACAGGTCTTCATTTAAACTTGTGGAAGCGTACTTTCCAAATTGGTATCTGCCATAAGCAGCATTACACAAACTCTATGGATGGTGAACTGTCCGTTGTTGGTGGTAGGTTGATGGACACAGCACCTACGGAAATCGGAGCATGGTAATGATTTGGAAGCGCAGTGCCCCCACTAAAGAACTTCACCCCCGCATTAAGAAGTTAGACACCCCATCACTTCTGTCATGGATGGATACAACCTTGATGAGCGTAGGCATGGCTTATGATGGCTGGCGTTACAAAGACAAATCTCCTGAGCAGGTAAACGAGGCACTAGATGTCTTGAATGACCTTTGGGAAGAAATTTCTAATAGAAGCATTGACAAATAGGTCTACCTAAATGCTAATATGACAAGAACGAAGATTTCGGTGTTCCCTTTCCACCGAGTCTTCTAGGGGGTCCCACTTTCTTCCCTCCTGTGTGGGGCCCCCGACTTCGCCCTTCGTGTATGCTTGATTACGTGACAGTACTTGACGAATCAGAAATTGAAGAATACGAACAGGCCGAAGACCTTGATGAAACCTCTGCCGAGTTTCTTGACAACCTAGTTAAAAGGTTGGTCATCTTTACAGAAGAGTTCTGTGACGTTGAGTTGTTTCCATATCAGGTGCCCATTGCTTACCGCTTGATTGAATCCATTGTCATTGGAGATGGTGAAGAAATTACTATCGTAGCCACACGCCAGTCAGGTAAATCAGAAGTACTTTCTAATGTATGTGCATCTCTTATGGTTATCCTTCCTAAGTTGGCTAAGGTGTACCCAACATGGCTTTCTAAGTTTGAGAAGGGTTTTTGGGTTGGGGTATTTGCGCCAACGGAAGACCAAGCCGATACCGTCTTTGGTCGTATCGTTTCAAAACTGACAAGTGAACATGCCCTTCAGTTCTTGCTTGACCCTGAGATTGACGACAAAGCCGCTTCTGGTGGTTCCCGTGGTAAAGGTAAACTCATCAGTCTGAAGAATGCTGGGTCACTTTGCCGTATGCAGACCTGTAACCCTAAGGCAAAGATTGAGTCTAAGACTTACCACTTCGTCCTTATTGACGAGGCTCAGGAAGCCGATGAGACCATGATTGCTAAGTCAATCAAACCCATGCTGGCGTTCAACAACGGTTCTATCTGTCTTACTGGTACCGCTACCCGCTACAAGTCTTACTTCTATAAAATGATTCAATATAACAAGCGCAGGTCTGTGGGCGGTAAATCAAAGCGCCAACAGCACTTTGAGTATGACTGGAGGGTAGCGGCTAAGTACAACAAGAACTACCTGAACTTCATTTCTAAAGAAAAACTCCGTATTGGGGAAGACTCAGACGAATTCCAAATGTCCTATTGCAACCGTTGGATTCTTGAAAAGGGTATGTTTGTCACTGAAGAGCGCCTAGACCGTATGTACGATGCCTCCATGAACGTTGTAAAGCAATGGTGGCGTACTCCCGTTGTTGCTGGCATTGACGTAGCCCGTTCAAATGACTCCACGGTAGTTACCGTTGTTTGGGTTGATTGGGACCACCCAGACCCATTTGGTTTCTACGAGCACCGTGTTCTCAACTGGCTTGAGATTAACAACGAAGAATGGGAATCTCAGTATTTCCAGATTATTGACTTCCTGCGCAACTATGACTGTATGCGTATTGGCGTGGACTCCCAAGGTGTTGGTGGCGCTGTAGCGGAACGCTTGCAACTTCTACTGCCTGATATTGAAGTTCTTGCAGTTACCTCAGATGCTAAGAATCAAAACGAACGTTGGGTGCACCTAACAGAACTTATTCAGCGTGACCAACTTGTAATTCCTGGACATTCTAAAGCCCGCAGAATACGAAACTGGAAGAGGTTTAACCAGCAAATGTCTGACCTTGAAAAGGTTTATCGTGGACCTTATTTACTTGCGGCTGCTCCTGACGAAAAAGGTGCGTTTGACGACTACCCCGATAGTTTGGCTATTGCTTGTCAAATGAGTACGCAGGATACTATGCCGACCATTTTGGTGGCAGATAATCCTTTTTTCCGCTGAAATATGATACCCTTATATACAAGTAACCCCAGTCCCTTTTGGAGGATTTTGTGAACGTAGCACCCGCCCCGATGTTCCCTGAGAAGTCGCCCACCATGTTTGAGCGTGGCTTTGCGCCATCAATCCCTATGAACAAAGGTCCTCTTCGTTTTGAAGAGGGTGTCGCAACTGACACCGATGTTCCTAATGATTTCGCACAAGGCGCATACATGGACACCGCTCCATCGCCAATGCGTATGAACCATAACAACCCAGAGATGTTCTACAAGTACCCAGAGCAGACAATGCGTGAGCGTGCTCACGTAGGTGCCGCTTCATGGATTGAAGCCCCTGCGGTCCTCTCAGAGTTCGTACAGGGCGCTGTAGCAGGCGATGGCATGCCATCCTTTGAGTATGAGTACAACACGGGTGGACACATGAACCGTCCAAACCCAACTGTAGTTTACGACTAAATAATGGACTACGGCGAAGCACCAACTCCTGGTGCCGCCGAAGACTCTGAACCTACGCCGTACCAAACGTCACTGCGTATCCAGAGTGCTGAAGGTGGTATACCTATTGCAGCAGTTTACGCTGGTTTTAAAACTACGTATAACTTTAAACCTGCGGCTGCTGCTAGGCGCATGGCTTTTGCAGAGGCTGCGACACATTACAAATACTTTGAAGCGGCTACTGCCATTCATAACCCGTATGTACCGCCACGCCGCAGTCCAAAAGGCGGTATTGACCGCCAGCGCCGTTTAACAGGTAACGGTGAAATCTTTACAGACCCGCTAGATGCTTTTAAGCCTCAGCGGTTTAAGTCTACAAAACTCAACGACCCTTCACGCCTGACTTACAAATCAGGTGGACCAAGTCGTTGGGAGAAAAAAGGACGGTCTTCGTACCGTGCCGCAAACCCTGACAATGTTGATGGAGTTGATTACTGATGGGCATTTCTAGTTTAGAACGCCGTCTTGCAGAAGTATCTGAAGCAGACGTACTTAAATACTCTTCAGGTCCAGGGATTAAAGCAGCCCAAGAAACTTTTAGTGCTATTTCTCGTGACACTACAGGAACATCTAAGGCTGGACGACTCATGCGTGGTGGGGTAAAACCATACTTGCTAGGTGGTAGTACAAAACTTGACCACAATGACACTTCTGGTATTGATTCTGTTCTAGGTTCCCATCAATGGATTCAGTACATGCAACCTGCTAACGCTTCTCAGATTCCAGGTTGCAATACTTGTGGCTCAAACACAAAAGGTTGCACAGCCGCTTGTTTAGGTAAATCTGGACAGTTGGGTCTTGCTTCTGGTGAAATTGCTAAAGAAGCACGTACTGCTATGGCTTGGAATGAGCCTGCTAAGTACCTTGGTCTTCTTCACAACCAAATTGGGCAACGTGAACGTGTAGCAGCCCGTGAAGGCCGAGCACCTATCATGCGCCTTAATGGTACTTCTGATGTTGGTTTTCATCGTCTTCCTTCTGCTCCAGTTATCTTGGGTTCACGCCCTGGAACTCTCTTTAGTGAATACACAAAGTTCAATACTGGTGATGTTGTAGCCAAAGAAGACCCTAATGAGTATGCAAACTACAATTGGATTCACAGCATTACAGAAAATACAACCACTAATCGCATTAAACAAATTGTAGGAACACAGACAGAACGTGGTCGTAGAAACGTGGCTGTTCCTTTTAATATGAAAAAAGGTGATGCAGTTCCTGATTCAATGAAACTCACCGACCGTGCTGGCTCTTCCGTTGACCTTCCTGTCGTTAAAGTAGGAGGTCAATCAGTTGGCGACCTTCATGACATGCGTGTACGTGACCCACAAGAAGGCGGCGTTGTCGCCCTCCGTGCTAAGGAAATTGTACAAGACGGTAAGCGTGGTGTATTTGATACTCGTGGTTTTATTCGTCCTGTAGAGACACCAGTTACTATTGGTCGTGGCTCCCGTAGCGGCGCTTTCCGAGGATAACTAGTGGACCCCGCAATCGCTTCCATTGTCGTTGCCCTTATTGGTCTCTTTGGAACTATTGCTGGCCTTGCTATAAAAGAGTTTAAAGACATGAAGAATAAGAACTCTGCTGACCATGGTGCTGTCATGACAAAACTAAACAAAGTTCAAGACACTGTGGAAAAGGTTGGGGACAGACTCAACCACCACATTGATACACATCAAAAGAATTAATCTGCTAACATAATCCTGACCACAATCATGTACTAGTTCATGATTCGGAATAAGGTTAGGAAATATGGATAACAAAAAGCCCATGAGCCTCACAGAGGCTTTTGCTAATCCAAAAGCGGGAAGAGATAACACTGACTGTAAGTTGATGCGTATCCGCCCAAATTTGGATTCACAAGACCAAGAAACTCTTGACAGAGTTGTAGACGCAATTCGCTCAGACATTGGTAACGGTAAATCAAAAACCTACAGTGTTTCGTGGTTGCATCGTGTTCTTAAAAACTTAGGACAATCAATATCCACAAGTAGCATCCAACGACACATTAATGGAAGTTGTGGCTGTGGGACAATTAACTGAGCAGTTCACTCCGCAGTATGGTCCATCATGGGACCCAGTACGCCAAGGTCCTGCAATCAAACTTCCAAAAGTTACTGTAAAGTCCACACTTTCTGATTGGAAGAAGTGCGTTGTACTTCCTGATATTCAAGCAGGTTTCTTTAGAGGAAAAGATGGAAACCTTGTCCCTACTCATGACCCTGTTGCTATCAGTTATGCAATAGCAGTTGTTAAGTCAGAAAAGCCTGACATCATTGCATTAAATGGTGACAATACAGACTTTCCAGAATTTGGTAAGTATCGTCTAAGTCCTTCATATGCTTTGACTACACAAGCAACCATTGACTACATGACTACGCTTTGTGCACAACTACGAGATGCTGCTCCGTATGCTCGTATTGTTTGGATTGAAGGTAACCACGAGGCACGCCTTACAAACTCAATCTTAGATAATGCAAAAGCATCTTTTGGTTTAAAGCAAGGTAACAAGCCAGATAGTTTTCCTGTGCTTTCTGTGCCCTTCCTGTGTCGTCTGGACGAGTTTGGTGTTGAATACCTTGCTGGATACCCTGCAAGTCAACTTTGGTTAAACAACCGCATTAAAGTTATCCATGGTCACAAAGTTGCATCAGGTGGTTCTACTGCTCATAAGTACTTAGGAACAGAAAAAGTTTCTGTTGTGTATGGGCATATCCATCGCCGTGAATGGGCAGAGCGCACACGCCAAGACTGGGACGGAGCAAAAACAGTTGCTGCTATTTCATTTGGTTGCCTTGCTCGTGTATCAGGCGAAGTACCTTCAACTAAAGGTGGTATTGACCTTGATGGTCGTCCACTTACAATTGTAGAAGACTGGCAACAAGGATTAGGAATAATCCACTTTAAAGAAGGTGACGGTCCGTTTCATCCTGAAATGCTGCCAATCCACGATGGAACAATGTTCTATAAAGGAAAAGTGTTCGGAGAATGACAACGATTGTCGGAATACAGGGTGATGGCTACGCCATAATCGCTAACGATTCACGCATTTCGGATACTGACTCAAATGGGTTTGTATCACGGATATCTACAGTGCGTCCTGGTTCTGGCAAAGTTGCCAAAAACGGCAAATACATTATTGGAGCGGCTGGAGACATGCGTGCAATTAACCTTTTGCACCATGTCTTTAACCCTCCAGCACCCCCAGCAACTCTTCTTGGTGTGCGCTTAGACAAGTTCTT